TCACTGCGGAAGCGGCAGGACAAGATACTCTTGCCCCCCAAACGGCACAGGAATGATCCCTTCGAACCGGTCCACCTCCAAAGATTGAAAGTCGAGAAATGGATCAGTGCAGTCGGACAGGCCTTCTGCTCCAGTTGAATTAGGGCAATCGCCTAGGGTCGGTACACACCCCGTTACTTGCCAATTTTCTCCAATTGCCGGGTACGCACCCGGCGGGCAATAAGCATCAATCGTGGTAATGACCTCTGGAATATGAGGTGCAACCGAAAGCTCCAGTTTGACGCTGCCACCATCTGTGTTTTCACAAACCCTTCGATTTCCAGTTCTACTGCAATCAGCGCTGGCCTGATTGCTATCACAAGCCAGCAAGCATGTTCTTTCTTCGCCCTCACCTGTGCACTGCGGCTCACACTTGGGCATTTTCACTTCGCAAATCGGAACTTGAATGACAGTGCATACTTTTTCTGCCTTCGCAGCAGTCGGTCCGATTAATCCAAGAAACACCAAGCATGCTATCATCAGCTGTCTCTTCATAAGGACAATCTCCCAGAATTATTTCAATTCTCGATTGATACCATCGCGAGCTGATTCTGATAAGTTGCAGAAATATCTCATCACCTATCCAAGCCCGGCACGCCAGCGCAGCAGCCAATTACATCCATGAACAAGGAGTTTTTAATCGCCTTCAGCCCACGATTTAGAGGACCGGATCAATGTCATGGAAAGTAGGGCAGGAAGTTTGGGTTGTGCCGCGCGATCGACGTGACAGAGCTTACGCCGCGCCGTCTACATAGCTGTCCATCTTCTCGGGCGATGTGGCGATGCGAGCGAGCTTTGTGCAGACATGCATGATCGCCACCTGTTGGGCTGTTACTCTATGCCCCGTGGCCGCATTGAACATGTCGGCAATTCTTTGGTGGGTTTCGACGGGATCACCATAATCTTCTAGGCGATCTCCTCCTGTCAGCTGGATAGCTTCATTCAGCACAGAAAAACGGGTCAATCTTCGCCTCCCTCTACTATCTTGGCTATCGTCGCTATTTTCCGATTGGCACCTTTACGGCCCGCAATCTCCGCCTCCAGAGCAAGCGCAAACTCTTGCTCCGTTTTCGGGCGCGAGCCCTGCCAGCCGGGGGCTGGTGTAAGCAACGAGGGCGGAATGCTTGGCCCGACTGGCACCGCAACAGGCTTATTCGTACAGGACGCCAGCAACGCTATTGAGGTAATCGCTAAGAGGCGCATCGCCGCCCTCCATGTTAATGATGAGAAGTTGTCTTTGCGCACTTGCCTTCGCTTCGTCGGCTTCGCGCATTAGGAATTCCCGTTCGCGTCGGTCTATTTCTTTTTGACGCGCCGCATTGACCTTATAGGCTGCGATAGAGGCCTGCAGGCGAGCATTCTCGGCCTTCAGATTGCCTCGGGAATAGAGGGCGAACGCCAGCCCAGTGGCCAGCATGCAGACCGCGCCAATGATAAGTCTGTTCATCGCACACCCTTCACCCACTTAAGCCAGCGTTCTCGCGTAATCCAAGCAAGGCCGGCGAAGGCGACGATCAATGCGCAGATGACTATGATCTGCGCTGTAGGATCAAGCTGTGTGACCACGGGTGCTGCCGCACCAGCTGCAGTGGTAACACCAGTTAATGTCGTGCCAGTGGCAATTAATGTCGTGGATTCAGTGAAGGACTTTCGAGGGGCTTTCATCTCGAACCAGTTGCGCACCTTGAAGCCAGGGCAGGCTTTGGCGGCGTATTCGTTGTGGCCGGAGAGCTTAAGTTTGCCGTATCTGGATTGCAGGTCGGAGATAAGTCTTCTCAGCGCATCATCCTGATGTGGCGTAAAGTTCTCGTGAAAGAGATCATTTTCAGAACTTCCATGGCCACCAAAGAGCGAAGCGCTGATCGTGCCTGTGTTTCTGCCCTTTACGTGCGCACCCTTCCGCTCAATGGGGCGGCCCTCCATAACCGTTCCATCGCGGTCGATGAGGAAGTGATAACCGATGTCAGACCAGTTCCTCGCTTTGTGCCATCGACGCACTTCTTCGACCTTTGCGGCTGTACTGCTTTCTGCCATGAAATCGGGTCTTGTCGCCGTGCAATGCACGACGATTTCGTTCACAGGGCGCATTGGCACCTCCTGAGCTTCGTTTAGGGTTCTATTTTCAGGTGAAGGGACGGGCTAAACCTTCACTTTGGCCACCAGTTCAAGCCTTTCAGCGCCGCTATCGCGCCGCCAAGAACAACGATCAATCCTGCTACAGCCTTTAGTGATCCGATAACGCGCCGATTGGTCTTAAAAGCCATAACTAATTCACGAATTGTGGTTCCCTCTTCGAGAATTCGACGCAGTTCATCACGATCTTCCTTGTCCTGAAACATCTCGGCGAGTGAGTGCAGCGTCTGACGTTCACTGCGCGAAAATGGGCCTTCTGTTGTCATGCTGAAATTTCCTTAACCCGATGCTTTAGATTGATTTTCACTCGAACCGCCAAAAAATAACGGCAAGAACCATGGCCTTCCGTTTCAGACGGGACACGCCGAGGGCGCGCAATCCCTCGGAAAACGGCGCGGCAGCGGCAGTGCGTGACCAACCCAAGACGTGCAGGGCGTAGTCATGCAAGGCGGACACCTTCTTGATCCGATCGTCATGCGGAGAAATCCAAAGACGGACAATCCACGGGATGGAGGCTTGAAAGCGGAACCCCACGGGAACACGGATGAAGTGGCCCGATCCGAGCGCGCCGACTTCCCAGACAATCTCTTTGGTTGTCACGTAGTCGATCCCGTCGATCCGTTCGGACCATTTCTTGAGTTCCGTAAAGGCGGACATTACACGTCCAGAAGATCGATGATGCCTGTCATCGACGCTTTGCGCGTATCGAATTCGGCCTTGACCTCGGCATGCGTTGCCATCGTTTCACTGTTCTTTTGATACAGTTCTCTCTGATCTTCGATGGCTGCATTGGCCTTGTTCCACGGACGCCCCTTGGCGAGAATGACGTTGGCCGCTGCATCCATCGTCATCGCGTGAATGACCGAGTACCCGTGTATATGTGGGTAATCATTTTCCTCATCCGCTGCTGATTTCTTGCTGGCGGACAGGCCCATCCACTCTTTGGCCTCCCAGAACTTCTGGAGATAGGCCATCGATTGACGCGCACCCATCTTGATAATGCGTCGCGCCTGCGCCTCACCGTGAGCAACAAGTGATTGATCAAGGCGAGATCGGTATTCAGAGAGATCTTCCGGTGTAGATTCCGGCCAAGTTTCCATGTCACGAACATCTGGCCACGCTGGCAGGTCGGCGAGAAACGCCTGCACATTTCCGGGAACGGAGTATTTGTTGAGAAACGCCTGCCGGTTCGGAATGGTTTGAACGGCCAGTGCATTTGCGAGGATGGCTGCGAAATGATCTTGGTTACGCGTATTTCCCGCAAGAAGCGTCAGGTGCTTCAAAATGGCTATAGGCCATGCCTCCGGGGCGCTCGGATCTTCCAGAGAGGCGTAATGGCCGTCTGCGACCTCTTCGAGGACGATAACTTGGGTAGGTTTTGTGGGTGACATGAAATGTCCTTTCACATTATCCGGGGTCGTAGATTTTGAAGGCGGTTAGGCTGGCGTTTCGATGGACGTTGCCAGCGGCGGGGCTACCCACCTTGCTCACCTGCATGCGGAAACGCGCGTTCGTGAGTTCTGTGCCAAGCTGCGTGGTCGCCGTGCGGAGGAACCAGTCGGTGAAGCTCGCGCCGATGGTCTGGGTCGCAACCGTGTCCCAGTCTCCGTATCCGGAGGCTCCGGGCACCCACACGCTCTGCTGGAGGCGCATCTCGCCGTAGGTGGCCGGGTTCGAGATGTAGCGGAGCAGGCAAGATGCCTGTACCTGCCAGTGTTCGTCATAGGAAATCGCGCCTAGGGTTATGCTGGCCACAACTTCCCACGTGCTGACATTCGTCGGACTAAACGCACCCGTTCGCCTGTCCTGCTTTCGGTCGGCCACTGCGCCAGGTGCGAGCAACGCTCGATCGATTATGTTAGTACCGACAATCTGGCCCGTTTGATCGAGCGCATAGCCGGTTGTGCCCACGTTGGTAATCACACCGGAGGAATTGATGGTGCCGTTGAAATTATCGCTGGCAATCGCGCCGCCAAAAGCAGACAGACTGCTGTCAAAAATCAGCGTATCCGCCGCCACCCGGTACACGGATTCCGCAGCGCCACTCGCATTGTCCAGTGCAACAAGCTCAATTTCCGCCCCACTGGTGCCCGCCTTAACCCGCCAGACAAGGGACGCGGAGGCATTGCCCTCCAGATCCGCAACGGCTGTCTGTAGAAGGCTGACAGACGCATCCGTGATGCCAATCTCGGGGACATCGGCTGCATCGGTAACCTTGCGAACGACAACACGACCAAAGACAGTTTGACCGCCGCCGCCATCTGCATCGCCCCACAAGACGATCCAGTCCGACGTGCCGGTATCGCTGAATGGCACATCGTAGTAGAAGGTCTTCCAACTCCACGTGCCTGTTGAGGAGAGGTTCTGAATGCCCGAATTTCCGGCGTCCTGCGTGGTATAGGCAATCGCAAAATTACTCGCCGGGGGATTGCTTCCAAGCCGTCGGGTAAGAATATCGACCCGAACGCGGTTGCCTGCAAACTGCTGGGCCTGTTCCGGCGGGATCTGAATGGAATGCCCGTTGCCGTTGCCAGAGGCGTTTAACGTCCCTGCCCCGGTGCCCAGAACAACCACACTGGTTTGCCCTAATTCTCCTGTGAGCGTTGTGAGCGTGTTGAGCGTACCCGAGGTGTCTTCGAAGTCCGACGCGTCTTCCAGTATTCTCTGAAAGTCGACCTGCGACAAGTTCACATCGGTGATGATACTGACGGCTGTCGTCTCTGCGCTTTGTGCCGCAACCTTGGAAGCATCTGCATCCGAAGCCGCTTGGACTGCGAGTATGCGGTCTGCCTCTGCCGCACCCTGGGCCGTCTCTGCTTGCACCCGAGCGGTGTCTGCGGCCGTTGCGCTGTTCGCCGCCTCTGTCGCTTTAGAGTCCGCTAGAGTTGCGCTGCTGGCTGAGGCTGTTGCGGCGTTTTCGGAACCATCCTTCGCAGCCACGGCGAGTAGGCGCGCATCATCGGCTGCGGTTGCGCTGTTCCCGGCCTCAGTGGCCTTCGTGGAGGCAAGGTTCGCGCTGTCCGACGAGGCTGTTGCGGAGTCTTCCGCATCATCCCGGGCCGCCTCCGTTAAAAGCCTTTCCGTCTGAGCGACGAGCGCATCTGACGACGTTTGCGAAGCATTCGCGATCGTGATGTCCTTGCTGTCCGAGGCGGCGAGCGCCTGCGTCGTGGCGTCATGAACCTGCGTGACGTCCTGAAACTCCAGCCCGGTCCAGCGGATCTCCGTGTCAGACGTCGCCGCAGTGGAAAACCGCGAGTAAATTCGAAGTGTGTAGAGTTCCCGGCCCGCCGGAACAGTCAGGCTTTGTTCCGTCTCAATCAACTGCCACGCGCCTCGCGTGGTCACGGGCATGCCGATGCCATTTTCTGTCACAAGGTTTGAATTGACCGTACCGACATCTCGCAACGTCATGTCGATTTCAAACCCGCTGAACGCTCCATCACCGGAGGCGACGTGCACCCACATTGCGATCCGGAACCGATAGGTGCCTTCGCCAACTTGCAAACCCACTCCGTCTGGCAGGTTGGGGTTCTCAGACGACAGAAGTAGACCCGCTAAGGCATCATTGGCCGGATGGATATACTGGACCGCTGTTGTGTAGGGGGCCGTGCTGCTAGGATCATCGATACGCGTGCGGCTTTGCGCGCCCTCTGCCGCCCAGTAAAACAGTTCACTGCCCTCAAGCGTGAACCCACCATCAAAAATCAAGTTTCGTTTTGACGCCGCTAAGAACGCAGCGGTGGCTTGCAAGCGTTTGGTCTCGGATGCCAGCGAAGCGTTTTCTGCATCTGTTGCTCGACTGTCCGCGAGGGTCGCGCTGGTCGCCGCGGCACCCGCATGCCCCGCTGCCTCAGCCGCCTTTACAGTCGCCACTGCCGATTCATCAGCCGAGACTGTCGCGAAGTTGCCCGCATTGGTTTCCGCCGCCTCTGCGGCTTCCTTCGCCGCAGTAGACGCCGTCGCAGATCCGTCTGCTGCGCTTTCCGCGATCAGTGCGTTGGCAAGGGCCGTGACATCACGAACCTCCAGGTACCCGACATAGCCCTCTGCGGAGCCGCCCGCATTGACAGACATGACACGCACATGTGGCATGAACTGGTTGTTCGTGGGTGACGTCGCGGCTGTCAGAGACATGAATGCATCAACGTCGCCGGGAAGGATTGCGGAAACGTCGGAGCGGTGCGAGAACCACACTTCGTAAACTTGAGGGCCGCTGGCGACAGAAAGCTCCGGGCCTTCCCACTGGATATTGACGGCCGTGGCATCCCGCACACCGGCTTCGTAGAGCGTGGCACCTGCCCTGAAATCAAATGTTGCGCCGTTGTCAACCACCACCTTGGCGGCAAACTTCACCGAATAGACGCGCGTCAGATCATAGGGAAGCGGAGTGATCGGCCCGAAATGCGCGTTCGTATTCGGCCCACCCGTATAGCAGTTTCCGAAATCCGGGTCATTGGTCACGAGGTTGACCGGGAAAATCTGTCCTTTAGATCCAATGTTCGTGGCGCTTGTCGGCTCCCAGGTCCACTGCTCAACGCCGAAGATCCGGCTTGTTCCCTGTGCCGCAACATCCTGCGCGAATTCTGCCGATGTTGAGGCAACGGTGTTTCGGAAGGTTTCGGCCTCGTTGCGATATCCCAGGGCGTCTGCCGCGCTATCCGCAGACGAACCCGAGGCAGCCAGTGCATTTCCGGCCTCTGTCGCAGCGTCCAGAGAATGGCCCTCCGCGACAGTCGCGAAGTTGCCCGCGTCCGTGACATGAACAGCGGCTTGGTCCGCGCTGTCAGACGAGGCTGACGCGAAGTTTTCGGCATCATCCTTCGCCGCCTCTGCGAGCAAACGGTCAGCACTGGCTGCATTTGCGGATAATCCTGCCGCGCCGGAAAATGTCTCGGCCAGAGATGCCTCATCCGCTGCGGCGAGGGCAGATTGACCGGCATTGTAGGACTGCGTGACATCCTCGAACTGGAGATCCGTCCAGCGGATTTCTGTGTCAGAAGTGGCTGCAGTAGAAAACCGCGAAAAGATCCGAAGTGTGTAGAGCTCTTTCCCCGCAGGGACCGTAAGGCTTTGCTCAGTCTCGATAAATTGCCACGCGCCCCGCGTGGTCATGGGCATCAGCGTGCCGTTGATTGTTACGAGGTTCGAGTTGACCGTGCCGACATCGCGGAGAGTCATATCGATCTCGAAGCCACTGAAAACACCGTCACCCGTCGCGACGTGGACCCACATGGATACATCGAAGCGATAGGTACCTTCACCCACCTGAAGCGTGACGCCATCCGGCAGGTTGGGGTTCTCAGACGACAGAAGCAGGCCCGTTACGAAATCATTGGCTGGATGGATGTACTGGACAGCCGTCGTGTAGGGTGCCGTGCTGCCAGGATCATCAATCCGCGTGCGGCTTTGCGCGCCTTCCGCCGCCCAGTAGAAAAACTCGCTTTCCTCAAGCGTGAACCCGCCGTCGAAAATCAAGTTCTGAGGATTGCGCGCAGCCACCGCAGCCCGCAGGCTTTCCAACTGCGCCGATTCAGCAGACTGGGAAGCATTCCCCGCGTCACTATTGGCAGAGGTGGCAAACACGCTGGCCGCATTTGCGCTGTCGAGGGCGTTGGTTTCGGCGACGAGCGTCTCATCACGGGCTGCTTCCGTGATAACCTGCGCCGCGAGCGTCACATCACGAGCGGTTTCCGTGATATCCCGCGCGGCCTCTGAGCCAGTCTGCGCAGTCTGGGCACCAAGTTCTGCCGCTTCTGCCCCCGTTCGCGCCGCAACCGCGTCCGCTGCCGCATCAACAGCCGCCTGATAGTCGACTTGGATGTTGCTTATCTCGGTGTCGAGGTTGGCTTGAACGGTCGCAGCATCGTCTACGCCCTGCTGTGCAAGCGTCTGTGCCGCCGCGATGTCATTGGCAACGGTGTCGTCAATTTGAGACGCGGCAAGACCAATGTCCGGAGTGGTTACCTGAACCCAAGTATCGGGCCAAACCGGCTTGCGGCCCTGAAGGACATAGCGCCCCTGAACCTCGTAAGCGGTATTTCTGAGACCCCGTATTGTGACTCGGTTGGTTTCCGCGTCGGCAGGGAAGTTCTCGGTGATCTTCGTCGTGCCTTGAATGCGCATGCGGAAGCGTGCGACGTCGGCAAGGGGAGCCTCGGATTCACTGCTCCAAGTGAGTTCAATACCAGGGCCAGTTGGGCCTCCTGCGGCGTCTGGAATTGTCGTCGGTGTCGCCTGCAGGCTCGACATGGTTATGTCTGCGGGCGGGCTAGTGCCAAGTTTCGAAACCTCGGGAGGCAAGTCCTGCCCCGGGGTCCAGGCAACATCGCCAGCATCTCGCTCACGGATGGTGAACGTCGGCAGATGTGTTACCGGATGAACAAAACGCCCGGTGATTTCAAAGGTCTTGGACGTGTAGCCATATTCCGCACTATTCCAGAGAACGGTGTCAAAGACCTGTAGGTTAGAGTAGTCAGGGGGAAGCGTGACGACATGCGCGCGAAACCGGTTGTCGTCCTTGGCGTAGCTTTCCAAAAGGTGCTGTGCCTGCGACTTGTTGAACACCGCAGGCATTGGCAGTTCTTGAGCAAGTTGGGCACCGTTGTCCCGCGCAAGCCATTCCGGATCGCTGTAGGGCGTAACCTCACGGCCCTGATAGATGTCCTCCGGCTCGACATACGTCCCAAAGTATGTGTTCCTAACCGCTTCGATACGCGGAAACGGATCCGCAGAGCCGGGTTTCGTGAGTATCAGATCATCATCGGTGAAGCTGACTGTTGCGATCGCAGGAGCGCCTGTACGGACGCGTGCAACACCAGCCGCACAGGAAAACTGCGTAAAGCTGGCCCGGAAAAGCTGATTGAGGATTTCGGAAGGCTCTACGCTGACGTCGACTTCGAACCCCGCTTCGTAGGTTTTCCGAGAGCCAATGAGAACGTCGCAGGCGTTCATCGCCGCGAACCAGTTGTCTAGCGGTAGATCTTCGGCCTGGTATTCACCACCATAGACATCCCCCGTGGGCAGGGTGATGCCTCGACAGATGTTGTACGCCATGACCAGAGGGTTCGTCGTAAATTCCCACGTGTTGGTATTGGCCCATCGATGCGATCCCGAGCCACCTACCGAACTGTCTTTTCGAGGGTCGTACAGCCGAATGCCGTCCAACTCGAACCGAACAGAGGGCCTGCTCTGGAACACCTCCGGATTGTACCGGAAGGTCACGATGGCATACGCGCTGCCCTCGTTGATGTGGTTGAGTGTCCAAGGGCGTGTGGGATGAGAGGAATACTCATTGACGAGATACGGATCCGCCGTCGTCTGGGTTCCGTCGTAGAACTTTATCCAGGCGTGCGGCGCCCCGAGGACATCAAGACCGGTGAGGGGGTAGCCGTATTGCGGATCCTCGTTTTCCGGAGCGGTATCGATCGTATAGTATTTCGCGTTGACCGCGACACGACCGCTCGTCAGGCCTTCAACCGGAACGTTCGAGACCTCGAGAATGTAGGTCATCCATGCGTTCAGCGTGCCGTGCGTATACGGCGGCGCGATCGCATGCCCCTCGGTCGCATAAGTCCCGAGGATGAACTTGTAAGGCGTCACCTCGCCCGTGGTGGTCTGCTGTGTCTGAATCCCCGAGGAAACAACCTTCGGCTGCTTGGCAAACAACTGTCCGGCCAGCGATGCGGCAACCGAAAGGCCGGTGTAGGTGATGATCCCAGCTATTCCAGACGCAAATGAACCAAACGCAGGCAGCAGAAGCCCTGTGAGCGCTGCGGTGACAGGCTCAGCCAGAGCGGGCGTCGTCAACGCCGCGCTGGCAATGAAAACTGCGGCCAGAAAATGCCGCAGCTTCTGCATTGGTTTCATAGGCGGAAACATCTCTCCATCGTCATGCGAGATACGAAGACAATGCCCGCCTCCTCTCCGAGGCCGACAACGTGATCGCCTGTCACAATGACGAGCGCTTTCTCGGCAATGACGCCGATATCTCCCAACTGCCCCATGGCGGGTGGGATCTCTTCGAGTTTGCTTTCAAGCAGGGCAACGTGGCTGGCGTAGCCGTCCTTGGCCAACAGCTTTCGCCCTGTCGCGTAGCTGTCGTATTCCCCGCGCCACTTGACAGCCCAGTCTTCCCCCAGCACTTTGCGCACCCAATCGGCGGCAAAGATCGCGCAGTCGAATTCCCCCGCCGAAACGGGTTTGGTCGCCACTTCCGTAAGGTACTCTTGCAGCAATTCCACGCGGCTTTTCATCGACGTGCCCTCGTGTCTGGGGTTACCGGCGCGACCGGTCGGACAGGCAATTGACCTGAGCCACCACCGCTCGAAAACGTTCCGGGGATTTCCAATTCCTTCTTGTCCACCGTTCCCCAAAACTCGCCGGGGCCGGACGACACGCTCGCGTAGCTCTTTCCCTCATCGAGGGGGTTCACGCGCTTTTGCGAGGCGTTGGATTTCTTCGTGTGCACCGCCGTGGTCAGTGAATAGGCCACATCCTTGGCGGTCATGCGCATGACAGTGTCGGTGTTTTCCGCACCGTCTGGAATGTTGACGTGATCTGAGAAGCCTTTGAAAATTCGATCCGGCTCGGCAAGCAAGGTGCCGTTGTTGGCATCGAACTTTGCGCTGTGAATGGTCAGGGGTGCGCGCGATGCGTCATACTGCTTGACCATCTGCTGCACTTCGATGGGAACGGTACCGAAGGAGATTTGCTGTTCCTGGACGGTGAACCCCATTTCCTCGCGGATAGGGTCGAAGTCCATCAGCGTCCCGGTTCCGACATACGTCCGCTCGACGCCGTCAATGGTGGTCGTGAAGGTTCCGTTGCCCTGCCAAAGATGCAGGCTGTGTTCGGAATTGTCGGACGGATCTGTAACCGTAATGGAAAACAGGTTTCGGACGTACTGCGCGCCATTCAGCGCCCAGTAGATCAGCACTTGCGGGTCGTAGGCGATCATAGCGCCTGCACCCAATCAATGGCGAAGCCGTTCGTGACACCAGTGCTGCTTGATCCATATGAGGGGTTCGGGATCATCTGGACGGTTATCACGGGCTTGATGAGTTGAACCGCTTCTCCTGTCGTCGGAGCGTTGGCCGGGTACGGAAAGATCGGAGGCGTGATCTGAATGTCCGGTGTGCGACCATTTACATTGACCGTTCCGCCGGAAACGACGCGGTGAAGGCGGCGCTTTCCATTCGGATCGCTGTACCCAAGCAAGTCACCCGGCGTGATCACGTATCCCACGGGCATTGTGCCCAGGCGAATGAGGCGATTGGAATTGACCTCGTAAATCGTAGGTGTTGCGGACCCCAGGATACTGCCGTCAGGGTCGTGATATGGATGCGTATGCCCCTGCCGATAGTCGTACATCTCGAAGAGACCACCCGAGGAGTCGATTAAGCTCATCAGCGCCTCGATCTCTGCGGCTCTTTCTTCCATCTTTATTGCAGCAACCGTGATCGATCCTCGCCAGACGGGATCGCCAATCGACGCGGACAAAGGTCGGCCCGAGCGCGTTCTGTTGAGCTCACGCGGCTCATAGGGCTGAAACGTCATAGCTGAGCGGGGCAGCTTGTCGAAAAAGTCGGCAAGCGGCACCGGATTGGATATCACCAATGGACCTATCCTCTGACGTGGGGGGAGTTTCGAAGTTGGTCGAGGCGCTGAGGCAAGCCATGGCGGCTAAACTGGTCCAGACCCTCAGTAACCCTGCGAACTGCAATCTGATCGGATTCAGATCGAATGATCTGCTTGATGTTTCCGCCCTCATCCACCCAGGCCACAACTTCGATCTTCGGAACGCTTGGGGCACCAGAACTGGTTGGAAAGCCGCCCTTTGGAATGACGGTTTCACCCTTCTCCAAAACAGCGGGAACCTCATTCGGCCTTAAGCCAGCCACGCCACCGTTGTGGTAGCGAGGCGCGCCGACAAATGCGCTTGCCGGGAAGGATCTCGAGTGATTGTATCCGTCCTTTCCGGCCACACCGCCATCATGCAGAATTCCCGGGATGATGGATCCGCTGAGAAGACCGCCAGTGCCGTTTCCTGCGAGCGACGTAAAAGCACCCTCCAGCGCTTGGATAGCCGCCATCTCCAGAAGCTTTTGAATTACACGACCAAGGGCTTCTGTGAGTGAGTCAGCGTTTCTGATTGCGCCATCAAATATACCAGCAAGCTGTGCGCCCGACCGCTCAGCCTCGTCGCCAACTTCTTTTACTTTTTTCGCGGCTTTGCTGGCAGCGCCGCTTTCACTGCCGATTTCGTTCAGAGCCTGTTTCAGGTTATGCGCGGCATCCGAAGCGTCATTTGATACGTCAGAACTTGAGCTTACGATATCAGCCAATCGCTCAGCGGCTTCTCTTGCTTTGTCAAAGCCTTCTGTCGCTAGATTAGCGGCCTCCCTCCTCAAGCTTGCAGCACTGTTAGCAGCGGATTGAGCCTCTGCGTCGAACTGCGACATTTCTCCAACTGCCTTGTTGGACGCATCCAGAAGGGCGTCCGAAACTCCCTGAAATGGATTTACGCCTAAGACACTGATACCCGCTAAGTCCGAGCCTAAGCCCCCCAAAAATCGAGACCATTGCTCGGTCATCAGCGACAGGAAGCCAAAAAAGCTGGACTGAACATCGGCCCAAATCGCAGATAGCGCAGGAGAGATACCCTGTGCACTCGTTGCGATGCCCGCCCAAACACCCGCGGCCAAATCGCCAAGCGCAGAAAGCGCCTCCCCCCAAGACCCCGTGGAACGGCGCAAGTTGATCAAGTAGTCAATGAGTAGGCCCGCGCCAACAACGAGCGCTCCAATGCCCGTTGAGATCAGCGCCCCGCGCAACGTCACAAGAGATGCCGCCCACCGAACTGTCGCTGTCACTGCGCCGTAGATCGCAGGGGTGTACATGCCGACTATGACCGACGCCGCGCCAGACACCAATACGCGCAAGCTGTCCACCTCGTTTCCCAAGGGGGAAAGAGATGAGAGAAAATCATCAAGACTTCTTTTGGCCTCACCCACTGCCGCCGCAGCGGCCGTAACACCGCTAGAAAGCCCCAAGATTGCATTTGCCAGAAGCGCGCTTGCGCCTGTTGCGTCGTCCATCCCGAAAGTAACAAGGCCAACGCTCGCACTGAGAACAGTTAGTGCCTGAGAAACAGTTGGGATGGTGTTTCCAAATGCTTCCTCCAGCGCATCGCTTTGAGAAAGGATGGCGTCAAAAAACTCTCGACTGGAAACTTCTCCGGCCACGACTAGCTGCCGCAATCTGCCAACTGATCCGCCTGCCCTATCAATGCCATCGGCTGCGGCCTGCGCGATCGGAAATGCGCCTTCCAGAATCGAATTGAATTCTTCGGCCCGTACAATGCCGCCAGCCATCGCCTGAGATAACTGAAGCAGCGCCCCTGACGCTTCTTGCGCAGACGTGCCAGAGGAGGCGAGCGCGAGACCGACGTTTTCGGTGAAGCGAACTACGTCCTCCGAAGAAGCCCCAAGGTCACGAGACGCCACGCTGACACGACGATACAATTCGGCAGTCTCGCGCAGAGGTGCACGCGTTCTTTGAGCGACCCCTGCAACTTCATCGAGTGCTTGCTCTGCTTCCGCTGCAGTCATACCCATGCCGCGAAAAGCATTCCTGACTTCGACAATTTCCTGAGAGCTTCGAAGAGCAGTGCCGACCCCAACCACTGCTGTCACCATGCCTGCGGCCTGCACAGCAACCGATCTAAAACTAGATCCCAGTGCTTGCATTGACCGGCTTAGCCTGGCTTCTGTTTGACCCCCTGTTCGCGTCAGGCGATCAAGTTCATGGCGACTGCGTCGAACACTGTCGCTTTCAACGACAATGCCGAGGCGTGCAAAATCTGTCATTTTCGGGCTCTTGTATTGGGACAACAGAATTCGCACTCTCTGAGGAACCAAAGAGAGGAGAACGTGTTGAGATTTTTTGTATTAGGAGCGGTGTTTTTTGCGTCTACTGGGCTTGCTGAGGCCAGGAATGAAATTACTGACAAGGCCTCATGCTACGCTAGTCTTTCGCGTTTTGCGTCAATTGTCGGTGGTATTCGTGATGTCGAGGGTTTTTGGCATTCGCAATATGCGGCTTTAGAGGACCGATCAAAGGCCGACGCCTTGGTCAATGCTCACGTCGAAATCCGGAGGCAAAACGAGATCATCGCAGAACTGCTCTCAGAAGTCTGTCAAACTTACGACTGAACCTTCCAAAGGCTCTTTTGCCAGGGAATGCGTAAGAGATAAGCCAGCCAGGTATGATTGAGACATCTTACGCAACAGAACCATTTCGTCTCGTGTCAGTTCGTGAATGCGCCCGTAAACCTCGATCTCTTGCCAACTTAATGGTCCGTCACTGGTCGCTTTTCCAGCGTCACGCCATGCAGACCAGATTGTCTCTACGTAATCCAAGGGCGGAAGCCGTATTTCGCCGCCCTGTTCTTGTATCAAAGCAGCACGCATTTTATCCGTGCCCTCCACGGTCGCGTGGTAATAGCCAAGCTGCTGCGCCGCCAACGTCAGCTGGTCGACGCGCTCGTAAAAAGCGCACCTTCGTCTGCGCTCCTCCGGAAGATCAAGGTCATGAAGGATGGGTGAGACAAAGCCTTTAGAATGTTTTGCGGATTGCACTCCGCTGGATCCTCACCCTCACTGATAACAATATTCCGCCAATCCGAAACCGTCGCTACAAGCAACTCCTTCTGGTGAGTTTCTCGCGCTTTCGCGTTTCGCGCCAGTAGATTTGCCTGTTCACTTTCCGAGGCACGCAGCAGCTTCATACCATGAAGTTCCTCAGCCCTCTGTCGCGCATCAACACACGATTTTACCTGCTGTGACCGGCTACCTCGAACCAATACCTCACATGGCAGGTCAGTTTCCGTTGTGGTCACTGCATTCCTTTCATCGAGGAAAAGTGGCTCACCGCTAACAGGATGCGAAAGTTGTATCCACGAGCCGGTCTCGTGCCGGTCGTCTGCGGACATTTTTGCAAAATCCACTGAATTTCCTTCCAGTTCTTCCGTTGCTTCTGGGCTGAGCGGGTATCTCAACGTGGCAAATGAGCCCGCGTTACGTGCTCAAAAACCACTCTCCGCGCTTGGTGCTGTACTTGGCTACGGTTTGCCCGTTTTCGTAGTTGGGGGGAAAGGCCGACGTGCCTAGCTCTCCATCCACGATGTACATCATGTCACCGAACTCGTAGCCCTCTGGGGCGGACTCAATCATCAATCGAATAATCTCATCGATATGGGATTGAACTTGCTTTGCGAGAGTCGGTGCAGCGCTCGCAATTTCAGCGATCGGAGCAGCGACAACTGTTGCCCCTGCAGTCTTGATAAACGTTCGTCTGCTTGTTATGTTCATGGTCTGAACTCCAAGTGATATTGGGTTTTAGTTAGAGGGGCCGCTGATCCGCCAAGATTGCAGCGGCCCTTTGCTATTTTAGGCTCGGTAGTAAGTTTGATTTGGTCCGCGGCGAAGCTTGCCCAATGCGACCTGTTCTTCGAGCGCTTCAGTGATTTCCTGCTCAAGCCCAGCAATAGCCAAGGCTTTTAGAACCTCAGGGTGATTTACCTTAATCTCCCCTTCCGCTGCCTCAGCGAGCTTACTTGCATCCTTAATCCCCTTGGTGATCAAATCATCCATGGTCATTGCGATAATTTTTTCGGCTTCTTCTTGGGTCATGCGACAACCCCCTTTGTGAAACCAGCCAAGAGATCATTGATCGGCGTATCAGCGTCATCGTCCGGCGCGACCGCAGCCACCATTTCATGAAAAGCTCTGATCTTAGCAGCCTTTTGAAGATCAGCTCGTGCACCCCTCTCTAGAAAGCTTGCGTACTGATCTACTTCATTCAACGTCGCAGTTTCGATGGGCACCCAAATCATCTCTCGACTACTGCCGCTTGACGGAAGTGCAATGCACTTCGGTACTTGAAGATCAGGTTCTGCGTTCCCGAAAAGGCTAATTTGGATTTCTTCCATGTGTTCGCGCGAAGCATCTTTCATCTCTTCACGGCTGATTTTCATAAGCGTATTGTCGATCAGTCGATCGGCCTCTTGCTGAATAAGGTTCGGAAATTCCTCCTTAGTGCGCTCCACAATTTGTCTGTTCGTCGTTCGCGACCCGGCCAATTCTTCCGTCATGATCAGCCGCATGTGATGCCTTAACTTTGCTCTGGTTGATCTAGGCATTAGACACCTCCGTGAATTGTCTAAGCCATACAAGGGCGGCAAGGGCTTGCTGGTGACACCTTCCTCTGGTGACTGAGTTTGCGCGCCCCTGATACTTTTCAACGGGCATGGCCTGCGCGGCAATTCCGAGCGTCTCAACCGCATCGGTCAGCAGTTGAATCTGAACCAGTTCGGGCTGTGATACGAACCAATCGCGCTTTGTTTGAACATTTTTGCGCTGCCCGTCTGAGACCTTCGCGCCGGTCTTAATCCTCTCACGTTGTTCTGCGGGAGGAAGATCGGATATCTTACGGGCTTGGGTAATGCTGATGACGTTGTTGTCCATCGCCTCAACCACTTCAGGCTCAGCGTTACCGACAACGTGCTTGGCTTGGCGGTAAGTTTCGCGGTTTCCAAAGCCAGCTTGCTTTGCAGCGAAGTCCCTTGTTTCTTGGCCCTTTTCAATTTCCGCAATATTTTGCGGATTTTCCGAAGGTCTGCCGCGACGCTCGCCGATTTCAGCCTCAATCGCCTGGGCTATTGCTACTCGCTCAGACGGGGTGAAGTCCTTTCTGACTTCGTTTTCGGCGTTTTCGCCCACTACTATATTGGGCATATCAATGATCCGCACTTCGATCTCGGTCATTCCAAGGAGATCTCGGCAAGCGCGAAGACGGCGCTCCCCGAAAATGAGCGTGAAGTCATCAGTAACGCCGATCGGTTGAAGTAGCCCCAGCTCTGCTATGCTTTCGGCGAGGCCTTCAAGGTCTCCCATTTCTTTCCGAAACCGGTCACCGACAACGATTGATGAAATATCCACCGCAATAGATTGCGCCTCAGTTTGAATTTGATGCATATTCATTCCCGAAACCCCCCATTCGACTGGTGGCTTTCAGCAGCGGGAGCGGAGTTTGGCGACGAGGCTCCTGCTGCAAACTTCTCTTCAAGTGCAGCCAAAATTTCGGAGTTCATTGAACGCCGCTTTTCAGCCGCTGCGGTTTTGATCCTGTCACGCCAACCTTCAGGCAGTCGCAACATGTACTGGTCTGCATACTTGTGTGTCATTTTTCATCCTTTATGCCCAGTGGGTACTATAATATATGCCCACTGGGTAGGATTGCGTCAAGTGACAATTTATGCCCACTGGGCAATATGACAGAATCCGATGCGCACACTTACCAAGACCGCTACATGCTTCGCCTTCCCGACGGGATGCGTGACAGGATCAAAATCGCTGCCGCCAACAACAACCGCTCAATGAACGCAGAAATTGTTGCACTTCTGGAAGAGCACTATCCTGCCCCTCCCTACGTAGATATCGAAGAAGCAATCGCGCGAGTTGAGCGTACTTTTGCTGCCTTAAATGAGTGGCTTCCAGAGGGAAGCAAAGAACGCGAGGCTTATTCGGAGTCTGAAGCACTCCTAGAAAAGCTACGAGAGGGGCTGCTCAGTCCTGAGAGCGAGACGCACCAAAGATTTGTTGCTTTAGCGGCGGTGGCGTACGCCGACGGCTTTTTGGGGGCATTGAGCCGTGCTAGAATTAAATAAGAAGTCATGAATGAGAAGCAGAGAACAAGCGACGCTTCCAAACCGGCTCCGAAACCCTAACCCCTCCACCAACCTTCTAACGCCCCCTATCACGCAGGCTCGGTGGCATTTACAGTCTTACCATTCTGGCGGAACGCTGCTGTAAAGCCCTCGTGGGTTGTCGTGTCGCCCTGCGTTTCCTGGTAGTTCTTGCAAATGCCCATGGCATACTGAACGGGATCGCCGGTAACGACTGTCGGAACACCGTCTGCATCGTCTGGACCACTGCCGGTGACGATCTTGACCGACATGTAGCCTTGAGAATCCTCAGCCTGTTCCCGGATGTCTTCTTGACCTGCGTCGCCCGTGATCATGCGAAACGTCATTGTGCTTTCGATACCTCTTGCGGCTCCCTTGCCCCCCTTCGTGAACCCGGTACCGACGTCGTCGACGTCGATATCAGAATGGGTGATCCCAAGCTGGGGAAGAACCTGCACACCCTTAGCCCGCACCCATGTGAGGGCTTCGAAACCTGCGGCGTTGTTGGTTGCTGGCACGGCCTGTGCCACGTAGAGCGTTTTACCGATGTGATTACGTGTCATTTTTCTGTCTCCTTGGTGCTCGCCTCATCCGACGTGGGGGTTACCGGCCCTTGGCGTTTCCAACCTTGATCGAGCCATGCTTGAAGATCCTTGACCAAGGGCGTCGCGACAGCGCCACTCTTCGGCCATACGATTTTGACCCGCTCCTGCGCGGGCGCTTGGTTGTTTTTCGGCATGATGCCTCCTGTTAGGAATTTGAAACGCTGCGCCCGCGAATGATTACGGGAACCGCGTAGACGCCACCGCCTGGAAGAGGTGGCCGTACGCTCGGCGGCACTAGGATTGTGACGCCATCAAATTGCGACCCCGGCTTGAACCGCCCTATAAGAGCCTTGACCAAGCCATCGTTTTCTGTCGCGTATTCCCCGTCTTTGGTCTCAACGCGCACCACGATCTCGGGGAAGTCTTCCGTGTTGCCGTCCAGATCAAACGTATTGCTGGATCCGCCCGCAGCCTGCACAACGTATCGGGGAAGGTTCTTACCCGGCCCACCAGGAAGCGCGATGTTGGGCGGATTATCCATTTGAACAATCCGGTTGATCAGGGCCTGCTGGCCATCTGTGATGTCCATGTCAGTCTTTCAGCTTGGCCGCATTGCCCTGAACAATGGTGTTCCACTGCTGCGCAGCGTTGCGGACCATGAAGCGACCGGGCTCATCGTACGTACGTCCGAGGCTATCCTGTCCCGAAAAGCCGTATTCTCTCCTGCGGGCATGTTTGGCTGTAAATCCAATTTCCACGTAGTCGCCCGCCTCGAAGCCCGCCAGTGCCCCTGTGAAATCCGGCCCCTGCCCTCCTTCACCCCGCCCAGAAGTCGCGCCATCAACGATCACAACGGAACTGTTGATCAGTTCAGCCTCGTCGACGGGTACGACGCCCTCTTTGAAGGGTGCGCCACGCACTATTCCGTCTTCAGCGTTGGTCATTTCTTGACCCGCATCCTGAATGGATTGCTTGACGATCAGCACGGCGTTTCGCTTTGCTTTCTCCGTCCAGTTTCGAACGTCTGCCGTGAATGATTTGGTCATTAAGCCGCCAGTCGTTGATCAGCCATCGCCAGGTAGTCAATGACTATCCTCAGTATGCAGCGGCAGTTCACAACGTCTGCTGCGGGTGCCTCGGGATCGTGCGGGCCCTGCATGGCGAAACCCGTCAGCGGTGAGATGAACTTCTCACGCCATTTCACGGAAGTTCCGTGAAGCGCCGCGTGATGGTCTCTCGTGAAGCGTCCGAGCGTCGCCTGCCAAACTTTCGTCACCAGATCCTCCCGGATTAGGCCGCTGTCAATCTGCTGTTCGACGGATTCCCGACGCCCAGCATTGAGCGCCTTGTTTGCTTCCGTCCGCGCGATGGTGCGACCGCGATATCGCAGAAGTCCGTCCGCGTAAGCCCGAATGGAGCGGTCAATCTCTTTCTGTGTGAGCGCCCTACCGTCTTTCATGGCCTTGGCAACCGTGCGGTCAATATTGCGGTTCCGAAGCTTGCCGGATCGGGACAGGTACTTGGCGTACTCACCCGCCTCTAGTTCCCTGCGCGCTGAGATGACGGCATTTGCCTGATTACTGTGAAGGCCGACCACACCGCCCAGTCGTGTGTTTCCCACCTTCGTTCCGACCAGATCTCGGGCTATGCGCTGATAGCCACGATTGTCGCTCAGACCCTCAGTGATCACCGTTCGGATCATGCGGCTTTGATCACCGGTTATCTCCGTCACCAGATCGCCAGCCAGACGGCGCGCAACCTCTATCCCCCTGTCGTTTAGGAGATCGAACCGTGCCGCCAGTCGTGGCACGGTATTTGGAAGGCGCTTTGGGACAAGGTTCGCTTGGTAAGCCCCCCCGGCATTGAATGCTTCAACGATTGCCTGATCAAGCGGGGCTTTGAAGTAATCAGCTCTCGCCAAGATCTGCACCGCGAACTCAACGTCACCACGGCGAATGGCTTCTTCCAGAATGTTCAGGACAACGGCGTTTCGCGCGGTCTGAACCGCCTCTTCGAATGCGCGCACCAACTCCGGTTCAACCTTGGCTAGTTCACGCAGAAACGCTGCTCTCGTGTCCTTCGGCATTACTCGCCTGCCCTCACTTGAGCGTTGTAAAACAAAACGGTGCCTCCGGGCTGATACGGCATCACGTTGACAAAACTATAGGTCCGCCCGGAAACGCGCAAGCGATCGCCGTTCTGCGGCGCGGTTTCAGCATCTGCTGCGATCATTGCTTTCACGTCCCGATCCGTGATATTTGTGCCGTCCCTATCCCGCGCGCTGTAGTCGGTTAAGATCATCTTACAGGTGTATTCCTGAGTTGTTCCCGGCGTCGGGGGGTATGTGCTTTCATCCGCGCCGGTCGTCCGCAGAATGGTTCCCGAAAGAGGTGTTCCATCACCGATTTCTGCACCCGCCTCCGCAATCGCCAATGAGACTTCAGCGGCAATTTCCGAGCCACTCATTCCGGGCACTCGCTGTATTCGCCGGACAGTAAATTGAGCTTGAACAACTCCAGCAGCAAAAGAGCATCCCCATCCTTCAGGTCCATTGTCGCCCTGGCATCAAGGTTTCCCTCTTTATCCCAGCCGATCACAAGAAGTTCTGAATATTCACCCACTGCCTGTTCGAGAACATTATCAGGATCCTTGGCAGCATCGGCAGGATAGAACTTTTCAACATTGCTCATGAACGCAACAGCTCCCGGGTGCCGCCTTCGTTCAAGGCGGACTTCTCAAGGTAAGGTTTCAGCAAATCAAAGGCCATCGTGACGACAGGCCGAAAATCCTTAACAGACGAAGGGGTTGCCGGTGTGTTCCACGCGATGTCGCCAGCCTTGCTAAGCACCCTACGAACCGAAAGACTGACGGACGGGCTCAGCACTCCGGTCGATGCGAACTCAGCACGCGCGAGGACGACTTGAGCGGTTTTAACTGCGTCGGGTATTTCACCCTCAAAGGACGCCCAGGTATTCGCCTTCCAATCGAGGCCGGACATGTACACCCAGGCCCGACGCAAGGCGGCTTCCCCCGAAGGGTCATCCAGAATGGTGGCATCACCGAAAAACAGACCCTCTCGAGTGGCAGCATCCTGCGCGCTCAAGAAGCTATCCGCGCCCGCGACACCCGAACCGTCTTCAATCGTCAAGGCCATTTACGTCGCCTAGTCCAACTGATTGACGAACATGACCCGTTTCAGACGCTCACGCATTTCCGGAACCTTTCCGCCGTCAGTGTCGCCATGCATCTCCAGAAGCTCCGAGAGATCCTTCTTGTTCATCTTGTCGATGCCCTCTGGCGTGAAATCTGGCTTTTCATCAAAGCTGATGATTTCTACATCCTCTGGAGCAAAGCGCGCATCAACGATCCGATACCCGTGTGCCCGCAAATCCGCCTTTTGTTCCGCAGTCACGGGATGCACTACGTAGGCAATCTTGGTTTCAATTTTCATGGAATCCTCCTGATCTTAGTGACGGGGCCGAACGCGCAGCCCCGCTTCCAAACTCAGGCTTACTGGGAGGTGATAAGAACGCCCGCGGTGTCCTTGTTATCCGAAACCACCTTGTCCCAATTGGTGCCAGTGCCGAGCGCCGCTTCAGCCGGAGAGGCTCCGCCGTTGGTCTTGTCCCAACTGTAGCCCTTCACACCGACGTTGTACGTGAACTCGGACTGCATGGTGCGCTGAATGTTCTCTTCACCGTTGGAGGTCTCAATGTTGGTAAACAGATCGCCGTTGTCCTCAACCATCAACGCGCCGGGCACGAGACCGAGAATGTTGTAGGTGTCCGGGTCAGGTGTGGTGTTTACCAGGGATGGGCTATCCGTCATAAACATCAGACGGCCAAAACCATCCTGCATGACAGACACATTGCCAATCTCAAACAGCCGGTCAGCGTTGGAAACGTTTTCGCCCATCAGGTCGTGCATCGGTTTCGAGTGCATAACCCAGGCAACAATATCACCGGAACGATCGCCCATTTTTGCAGAACCACTGACAAGTCCCGCACGCGCGAGAGTTCCCGCCGTTTGATCCGAAATCATGTCAGTGTTGTTTGCCACGGCCGACACGCCAGCCGAGAGGGAAACGTTGAGCATCTTTGCGGCCATACCAATGCCAAGCTGCTCGCCAATAACAACACCAGCTTCTTCAGGATTCTTTTGGATCCAGGTGAACTGCTGTGGCTCAAATCGCACCGGCACAGTGCCGCCCGCAACTTTCACCTTGGTGATGGATTCTTGCTCCAAATCGACAGCGGTAACCGACCCGGATCCATACGCGTTACGTGTCCGAACCAGCCCGGAAATGTTTTTCCAGAACGTCTCGTCGCTGTAATCGCCTTCATTGGCAGCCGGTACGAGGGTGATAACGCCTTGAGCAGCCGCGTTGAACAGGTCTGCCTGCTGACGAATTGTCTCGGTAGCCGCCGTCTGGGCGTACTCCGAGAATACTTGCATGTCCGATAGGGCCATGTCTTTCTCCTATTTTGGAAGGTTAAACAGCCCTGAACGCGAGCTACGCTTCACGTTGAGCCTTTATGAGAGCAGCTTTGTCTTTGGCCGTCTTGGCCTCAGACCAGCTTGCGGGAGGCGATGCGCCGTCCGACGCGCCACCGTTCTTGTTGCGGGAGCCCCCACCCTCTGCTTGGCGAACAAAGGACTTTCCGTCGCCCTTTGCCCAACGTTCCACAAAGTCAGAAACGCCCATTGGCCCCATGTCCGACTGAAAGCGAGGCTCTCCGTCGTCTCCAAATTCGATCATTGGATTCAGCAGCGCACGACTGGCCCTGAGAAAGGCCTCGTCACTGACACCAGCTTTCGTCAAAGCGTCTGTAAGCTGCATTTCCGCAGTTGTTTTGCGGCCATCCAGCACAAGGTCGTTGTACTTGGTCTTCCACTCATCCCGCTCGCCCTCCAGAAGCTTGCGAACCTCAACTTTCGCGGCCTCAATCGCGGCGCTGTCGGTCTCTCCAGACTTTGCCTTATTCCAGACCTCGATATCGAAATCCTCAGGCATGTTCTTGTTCGCGGAGATCGCCTCATCACGCTCGGTTTGCGCTTTCACACGCTTTTCTTTTTCGCGTTCATAGGCGGATTTCAGATTACGGACGTCAGGCAGGCTGTCAGCCCCGTCGATCTGCAGAATGAATTGATCACCGCTTTCGGAGTAGAGTGAATGGAATTGCTCTTGGACATCGTCCAAAGACGTTACGACTGCTTTCAGCATCGTTGATCCTTTTGGTTGGGTGGGTGCGGATTATTCCGCTGCTATGGCGCTATCAGCGCCGCTGAACGCATTCTCAATGCGCTCAAGTTCTTCGTCGGCGGTCTCGGACTCGGAAGCCCATCCGCCGCGCTGTAGGTTTGCAAAATACGTCTCAAAGGACATGCCGTCTGCTTGGTAGACGTCGAACAGGGCTTTCACGTCCTGCGCGGACAACGACTTGTCGAGAAGGTTTGTCGGCGTTTCAACAGACACGTCCTCGGGGTTCGACCCCTCCATTTCCGCTGCTGATTTTAGCGCGCTTTCCAGAATTGAACATGAAACACGCGCCACCGTCAGGATACTGGCAGTCTCCGAAGAAAAACGCAGCCGTCTGGCGTCTCCGCTTTCCTGTGCACCGCCCTCGGATGGGAAAAGCAGCCTCGCACCCGCGACCGCCGCCTGTTGCCGATGCTCTTCCATGGCCTCCTTGTGCGCCTGGATGCCAGCGCAGGTTGGGCTGACGTACTTTAGATCGGGTGTCTTGTTTTCCGCGCCCTGCATTTCGTGAACAACGCCCGCCCCGACTGCTGTGGGAGCCTCTCCGTTGATAGCAACGAGCGTTTCCTGTCCGCTCATAAACAATTGGTGGCGATAGTCTGCGCTCAGCTGGTAGTTGCTGAGAGCCGCTGAGGCGACCCCCATAAGAGGCGGTGTTTCGACGTTGGTGGACACCTGCCGTGCATTTCCAACAAAGAAGGGAACGTATCCGAGAGACGCGCCACCCACGCCGGTTACAGCCCTTGGGAACCCGTCTTCATTCGTGCTGTCATCCCCGACAATCACGAGGTTTTGCCAGTAGCGCCCCTCTTCCATGAACAGGACGCGAAACCGCTTCTGCTTGACCCACTCGTATCCGTCTCGAACGTAGTCGCTCTCGTCGAGAACAAAGAAATCCTTGTCCCAGTTGATGACGTTACATCCCGCATATCCGGTGAGAAACACCTTGCCGCCATCACTGGGCGCATCTGGCAGAACGCCGTAACGCCCGTAGGTCAGAAGGCCCCGCGTGATCATGCGGTGAAAGTCGTCTAGCGGCGCATCATTTCCCAGGATCTCCTGCAGTGAATCGGGCAACTCTATGGTGATGCCCTTGTCGTGGATCATGCCAACCATGCTTGAAACGGTCGGCTCGAATATCTCGGGGAATGACGCGCGTTTCTTGTATGCGCTATACGCCGCTTTGCCGCCGTCCTCTTGGTTTGCAAACCCAGATGGCTTGGGAAGATACTGGTCTCCCTCGGACTTTACGAACTCCTCACCTTTTGAACACGCGTCAACCTTCGTCCACTCCGAAAGGCGCGAATTCGTTATGTCGGGATGTCTGGTTGAAACGTCCGCCATCAGTGAAGACCCGTTACAATCTTCGTCTCTGTTTTCGCCGGTACTGAAAGCATCAACTCTGTCATCGCCCAAACCAATGCGTCTGCCCGGTCTGGTGATCCCTCGCCGACGTATCCGGACGCCGTGAAGTTCACCATCTGGTCTTCTAAATCTGGAAAATGGCCCACGTGGTGCACGCGAGCCTGCTCGTAAAGCGCGCTGATCGGTTCGGCCCTCACCGCCTTACCCCGGCTGGCAACAACCTCTTTGAACGCTGCATTTCTATCCGCGGTAGCGACAGTGAAACGAACCATGTCGCCCCCGTAGTTTCTTTCGCCGATCACCCGATCTGCCCCGTGGTGGTGGTAGAGCTCAACAGCCCGTCGGCCCCACCCCTCCGGAGACATTTGGCAGGTTCCGTCCTCCAAAACGTAACCATGACCATCAACGCCCAACCCGGCCACGACGATACCAATGTCATCCCCACCGCCGTCGCCTCGTGTTCCGGATGGATCGACCGAAATTACGATCCGCTGTAGCTCCGGTGCGTTCGCGACGCGAAGGGCATCAATACCCGGCATTGTCTTTCCGTCCGGTGCCTTGCGATCCTCGAGCGCCCACAACGCCCCGTTGACCTCACTTGCCCACTCACCCGCTTCAAACCTCAGCCTTTTCGCCGCAGACATACTCGCCAGAACATCGAAGTATTCGGACGGCAGGTTGTCCGCGTTGTCCACCGGGTTCACCAGCATTTCCGCGTAGTCGGCGGGGTTAGGGAGAGCCTCCTTGGATCCCGGTTTCAGCTTGGCCTTGAACATTTGGTAAGACCAATGAAGCTTCGAGGGTGGGTTGCAGTCAAAGTACGCCTTCAGGCTGAGATACGTTCGACCGGTTGCGCTTTTGATCTCCGGTGCCAGCTCACACTTCTGTGCCAGGCGTGACATGGCCGTTTCAACTGATGACCATGGTATCTGACTGGACTCGTTAAAGTAGAGCGTCGCGTATTCCTGTCCGAGGATCTTTTCCACGCGTTCCTTGTCATCAAGCCCGCCGATCCAGATCTGTGATCCATTCGGTAGCTCGACATAGAAATCCGTCTTATCAAACCGAACCAGAAGGTCGGGGAAGCAAAGCTCGAATACCTTTGGGAGCGTATCCGACCAAACCGACGTCTTGGCGTGATTAAACCGAAACCTGAAGATCGCGTGCCGAGATCCCGGTGCATTTATGCCCCGCTGGATAATCGCACGAACCAGAAGAAAGGTTTTGCCCGATCGAGACCCACCACGAAGCATGATGTTTCTCGCCGGTCCTGCCAGTAGTGTATTTGCCTCTTTCTGTTTTGGCGTGAGAACCGCCGTCATAAATTGGCGTCTTCAGAGCTTACGGTCAGGTTGATACCACCCGCGACTTCCTTCTTATCTGCCAGCCCCAAATCACGAGCTATAATGCTTGGATTCAAGAGGTCAGCAGACGCGCCTTCGAACTTCTGAGTGCGTATAATTTGCTCTACACGCGAGATGATGGGGGATAAGTCATTTCTGTTTGAACGCCAGTCCCGCCATGTGGTTTCATCAATATCCAGGAAGACGCAAAGCCCCACGATGCTCATCGCTCTCATCTTGTTCAGAGCGACGACCTTGGGCTTACCATTCTGCTGAGCGAGCTTGCCTTCTTTCAACGGATTGTTTTCTACCCATTCGAAGTACTCGAGACATGCATCCCACAGATCAGAGGCATGTTTGAATTTTGGGTTGGCCCCGTGAGAACTACGCGCCTCCCAGAACCTGTTACCTTTAGGTGCTGCCATAGATGCCGTGAACTCCGGGTTCACCCTCTGATCATTTGCTGTTTCGGGAAAGGCTTAACTTGACGTGGGAATTCCGCTTAGAGTTGAACACGCTCGTTTGATTAGGCCATTTTCTAGGGGGATGTCGCTATGGATCCGTTGCAACGCCGCAAGGCAATTTCAGACATGTATGTCAGTTGGATTTCACTGATCGGTGTTGCAGTGGCCGTTGTCGTGGGCTTCCACACGTACTTCTCAAACCAAAACGAGCTTTCGGTTGATCGTTACAAAACAACTCTCGGATATGTGGAGCGCTACAATAGTGATCAAATGCTGGTTTTTCGCGAGCAGATCCAGAAAGCAATTGATCATGCTTGGGATCAGAACGTGAACCTCTTGATCAATGACAGCCCCTACGACAATTTACAGGATTTCTACCGCGCGAATATTGGGGCAAGCCTAAAAGCGGAAGATGCCTTTTCATCCTTTTCCATAATGGTTCAATTCTATGACGAGCTATGGACTTGCGTAGAGGTTGAACTTTGCGACCGAGAGACAACGTTTCGCTTCTTCTCTGGAGAAGCAGAGCAATTCAGATCCGTGTTCGACTCCATGATCTCCGCTTTCCAGTTCCTGAGGCCAGATTACGGCTTTGGTCTCTCACAGCTTGCTGTTCGGCAACAGGAATTCAAAGGCCTTAGTTTGCCAGAAGACTATTGAAGAGCGTAGTCCTGTCAAAAAACATTCACAGATATTTTTGGACACATTAACCCTGTACACCACGCGCGAATTTTCGGCATATCGCCTGTAGGTGGTGCGCCGGGTCGCCTGCCCAAATCCGAAATTTGGGGAACCAAGCACGAACAAAGCTAGCACGAAACAGCATCGGGCGCAACATCTATCCGCGTCTGCCGTCCAAAAATTTCAACATGCAGTTGCAGCATGGGATGTCCGTGATACGCATCCTTGATTGTCTTCACGAATTTTCCGGGAAATCCCTCGAACGGACCTGACATAATTTCCAGCGCCTGACCTGGTCGGTACTTGCACTCCCATTCCCCGAGATCCCGGAGGCGCTCTGTTGCCGCGTACTCCGCCTCTACGGCCTCTTTGAAGTCCTTCAGACCAGGGACAGCCGGAGCCCTTAGCGTCGTGCCGTCTTTCCTTTTGATGTTTCTCGCGGGAATACCGTCGATATCCAATCGGGATAATTCCATTGGATTGCCGTGAACGTGTTTAAGCTCCGCAACGTCCCTGAAGTAAATGGCGGGGATAACGCAGAACATCAGCTTGGGCACGTAGGCTCGTGAGTACCATACCAAGCCCTTTCGCTCCGGCACGTTCCTGCTGCAGAGGGCGCGGGGAACCCACGGGTGAAGGCCCATTGCCAGCAACTCGGATTCTACCTCGAACTCTTTATTGCGAGTAACGTTTAGTGCGTATGTATTTGTCACCTCTGCCCCTCTTTTGCCTGCCTACTTGGAGAATGTTTTTTCAATCAGCTTATCGTGTTCTTTTGATCCGTAGGCGGGGAGTGACTTTAGCCGACGGTTCATTTCGGCTGCGGAAACCTTTGGCTTGCCACCCTGCTCGACATACTTGTCAGCCGCCGCTTGTATCGCCGCCTTCATCTGAGAGGCGTTACCAAAGCCCTTTCTCGCCGCTTCTGATTGAGCAACAACAGCCGCTTTGACCATCCCATCTGTTACTGCAATTTTTGCTCTCAC